AATGTACGTACGTACTAACCAACCGTTAGCGTAAGCACTAGGATACACTTTAAATTTACGTTTAGCTTCAGCTTTTACTCTAGCATATAAAGCTGGATTAGTTGGCTTAGCGCCACCCTTCTTTTTTCTTTTTGTAGTTTTTCTTTTTCCTGCCATTATGTACCTACCTGTTTTTGTGCCTTTTTATGGGCTTGTCTAAATGTGTCACCCATCAGCATACGACGTTTCATATACCTCATATGTTTAGCAGTATGATGCTTTGAATGACGTTTCATAGCGCTGTCTTGACGTTTAGTCAACGCTTTCTTTTTTACCTTCATAGAAGGTTTTTTTCTTCTAGACATTACGCTGTTCTTTTTTTCTGGTTTTCTATAGCAGCAGTTATAATATCACCTCGAGTTATCTTATTAGGATCACCATATTTACTAGCTAACTCTTTATCATTAGCACTATTTGGCGGGCCTGCTGGTACTAATTCTTTATTAGCTACTTCTAGGTCTGCTTCTGTGCTAGTTGCTGGTGTGCCGTCTATCATTTTTCTACGTGCCATATTTACCTCTACTGTGTTAAAGGATTCCCTGTGTCATCCTGTTTGTTTTCAATTCTTAATACTTGATTAGATAAAATATCTAACTCATTACGTAATGTTTTTATCTCACCACGTAACATTATAATATCTTGCGTTAAAGAATTGTCCATATTATCTAAGGCTTTTAATTGACTAGCGTAAGAAACTCCAGACTTTTTTTCTACTGCTTCTAGCCTAGCTACATAGCCTGCACCAGCGTAACCAAACCCAGCAATCGTGCTGACTAAGGCTGCAACAGCAATAACTTGTCCTAATTTACCTTTTAACCAGTCCATAAATACCTCATAAGTTAGGTTGTAAGTTTATCATTTTGTTTAATTTGTTGAAACTATTCCCATTTAAGCTAGTAAAAGCAGCAGTGTTATCTACTAAACTTACTGGATAGATAACTTTACTCTCATACCAACTAGTCTTATCTAACATAATGGTTTTTGTGTACATGTCAAATCCTGGTAAGTAATTGATGTAAGCGATTAAATTAGCTTCATCACCATACTCATCAGTAGTAGCACGTTCTTCAATAACTTGTTCTGCTTGATCTTCTAAATTTTGAGCAATAATGTTATCAGCAATTGTATCTGCTTCTGATTTATCTACTTGCTGTACATTGTCTACGGCCGTTTGTTCTGTGTTGTTTACAGCTACACTAACCGTAGTTGTTACAACTGCTTCAGATCCTAGCTCGGTAATGTTCTGCATACCCCCACCACTAGTGCTTATACCCATATCAAAACTATTACTACTAGTAGCATGTACCTCAGTGCCTGCAGTAGTGCCACTAACACTGTTAGCTGCAGCACTAACTGTTTGTGCTACTACATCTAATTGAGTTTGAGTAATACCAGACTTTTCATCTATTTTACCTACTGTTACAGCTTCTACTTCTATCTCTATTACTTCTTCTATTTCAGGTTCTTCTAGTTCTGCCACTAGTTCTTCAACTTCTTCCTCATATTCAGGCTCAAAATACTCTTCTATTTCTTCTAGTTCTATTATTTCTTCAAGAAAAAACTCTTCTTCTAAACGCATGGTTAGCTCAAAAGGTTGTTCAAAAGGTGTTAAAACCACTAGCTCAATTGGTAACTCATAGATGTCTGGTAGTGGGTCTAAGTAAACTTCTTCTTCCCTAAATATGGGTTGTAAAAATACTTCTTCTTCATAAAAGAAAATTTCTGGCTCTTCAACAAAAGTACCCATGGCCATAAGGTCTTGTTCATCAACAAAACCATAATCAAATTCTTCCTCCATAACAAAATAACCAATGTCTTGTTCAAACCTATACCCTGGACAGAAAGGTGCATATTGTGGGTCTAAGTCACATTGTTGGTCATCAAAAGCTTCCCAATAGCCAGGGCAAGTAGGATCGTTAAGTGGGTTAGAACAATCAATACTGTTGCCTTCGCCTGTGCCATAAAGTGAACCGCCACTTTCTAAAGTGGAATTCATAATAGAGTTGTTCCAATCAACACTAACACAAGCGCCGGTGTTAGTAGTACCTGTACTACATTCGTCATAAAACAAATATTGATAATAATTACTTGCGTCTTTTTGTTCGCCAATTAATACATCATGTCTATTTATATCTAACTCACCATAACGATAATCAAAAGTAGAATTAGTCCATAGCACTACTTCAAAACTATTGTCACTACCACTACGGTTATACTCACGTAAGTCATACCAACCAAAAACAGCCTTATCAGAAAAATTTTTAGCTAACATTTTAGAGTTGTTGTCTCTAATTAAATCAGTCCAAAAAGGAAACAAAGTATTATTGTACTGAGGTAAAGGATCTGGGGTGTAGTCATTACAATAACTGCCGGAAGAGTTAAAGTGTAAACAACCATTAGTAGCCATACGGGCTGAGGTAAACCCTTCGCCATAAAAATTAAAAGTAAAATCTAAATTAAAAACAGCAGATACTTGATCGTCACCAGCATTTAAACTAGTAACACCACTTTGGGTAGTTAGATCAAATAATGGTTGATTGTTCTCGTAAATGTAATTAGCAAAAGAAAAATTACTAATTAAAAGACTAAGAATTATTAAATTCTTTTTCACAAGTACGTCGGCTTTTTTTCACACCCCTAAGAGTCTTAGTTTTGGTACAACTGGCTATGTATTTTGCTTTTTGTTCTATGTAGTCAGGACGATCTTTCATATTACTAGACCAAGCTACTGTTGCTTTTTCTCCTATCTTGCCCATATATGGACAAGGTGTGCCTGCCATTTCCATAGCTTTAAATACTCTAGAGTCCTGACAAAGGATAGCAACTGAAGCTACTTTCATGCCAGTGTCATATAAGTATTTAGATAATTTTAGTCGTTCACAGTTTTCATCTCGTACAGATTTACCCGTAGAAAACCCAAACAATTGACCCTGGAACGCCCCTGACACACCAGTAGTACATAAATCTTGTGAGTAAGACATGATGCTAGGTGCAATAGCAGAAGCAGGTGGTGAGTTAATATCTTGTTCTATTTTTTGTGTAGAAGTAGATGTATTGTTATTAGTATTAGTCGCAGTATTGTTATTAGTGTTTACGTTTTGATTACTGGTACTAACGTTACTAGTACTGGTGCTGGTATTAGTATTAGTAGAATTATTAGTATTAGTATTTGTTACAGTTTGAGTAGCAGTAGAATTAACAGTGCTATTGCTAGTATTAATATTAGTATTTGAATTGGTGTTGGTATTAGTGTTAGTAGAGACATTTGTATTATTATTCGTGTTTGTATTATTATTTGTATTGGTATTTGTCGTAGTAGTAGAGTTAGTAGTGTTTAAACTATTACCCTCACAATACTGTGTACCCATAGTACAGTCACCTGTCTGTGCTGCCTGAACGGTTATTGACATACCTCCTATAACTCCGAGTAGCATCCAGCCACTTAAGGAGAGAAGTTTTTTCATTTAAAAATATTATACAATATCTAATTACCAGATTCCCACTCTTTTAATGCTTTCCAGTATTTTTTTAAACCTTTGGCTACATAACGCCAAAATTTTTTCATACCATCAGGATTAGAGTTCTCTGCTATTAAAATTAAAATACAAAGACTAAGTGTCGTCAACAATATAAAATTCATGTGCCATAAATTCATACAAGGTTCTAAAGTCCTCTAAAGTTAAAAAAGGTACATTCTTCCTAATATGCAATTTACGATACTCATCATAAACTAATTGTAGTTGCTGTTCTTTATATAATATCACTCTGGTGCTGTAGGCCAAGTAACATCTGCTAAATTACTTAAATTAGAATAACTTGAAGGTAAATCTCTTAATTGTTGTCGATAAGTAGCCCACTCTGTTTTTTTATTATCTGTAAGCGGGCAATCTAAAACTTGTGTCCAATCTGATTTACTCAAAAGATTATCTCTATCAATTCTTAAAAGCATAAGGCAGTGCGGTGTATCAGCTTCCCATTGTTTTGTTGTGTAATTAAATTTATGATATTCAGATGGTTTAGTTGTTTTAGCTACTAAAGAACCACTATCAACATAATGTGTATCACTAGTTACTTCATTACTATCTACCTCAAGTGCGGCTTCGGTGCTAGTTTCTAAAACACTTATATCTAAAGCTGGGTTTGAACCCCAACGTATTATTGCTCCTGTAGATTTTAAATAAATAACAAAATATTTCATCGTTTTGCAAAAAAGTAAGTGCCAATAGAGCCACTAGTTGTTTGGCTTGTTCTATTAGGGTTAGCACGACAATCAAATTGTAAGGTGTAAGTGCCTGCAGTTGATACTGACTGTGACCAACTTGCACATATATTTATTAATGGTGTAACACCCCCAGATGAATTTTGATAAAAAGTGGCAACTTGACCTCCATTCACTGCGATATCAATATGACTTCCTCCTGTGTCCAAATGCACACTAAAAAATGTTAGCCATCCAACCAATTGAATTGTATTACCACCACTCACATCATCTGAACTCACAGTAAAAGTATGTGAGTTGGTTTGGGTTGTTGCTGTAGATGCAGATGTTTGGACAGTAGCGGGAACCGATACTGCCTGATTTGCTATTTTTAAAGTAGTTATGTTTGCATCATTAATTTTAGCGGTAGTTATAGCTGCACTACCAATCTTTGCAGAGGTTATGTTAGCGTCAGCAATTTTAGCTGTTGTTACATTTGCATCAGCAATTTTAGCTGTAGTTATAGCAGCGTCAGCAATAATACCAGAAGCTGCAGTAATAGTACCTGTGCCTATTTTTGCCGCAGTAACGGCATCAGCAGCTATTTTATCTGTAGTAATTGCTCCAGCTTTTATTTCTGTTGCATCTATAGCACCGGCAGAGATAACTGTATCAGCATTAGCGTCAGTAATTTTAGAAGTAGTAACATTAACAGCGCCAGCAAACTGCCCAACTATATTAGAAGTAGATACATGTCGTACCCAATAATAAAAATTAGAGTCAAAATCTACTGTATCTGACCAAACTTGTGCTCTAGTTGTATCAATACGGGTAGCACTACCTAAATTATTACTGGTGTGACGCCATACTTCAGTAAAAGCAAAGTTACCAAACTGTGCTAGATCCCAAGATAATATAATTTTTTGGAATGTCCCTGTGCCTGAAAAGCTAGTAACGTCTGGTGGTACTGCTAAATCAACTAAACCATCAATAGGTATAAAAGTATTAGGTGGCGTGCCAGCATCTAGGTTAAAAGGTTCTTCTAAAAAGTTTTCTGCTAGTCCAGAATCAATAAGTTCTCGTACTGTAACTGCTCTATCTTTTGGATCACCTACTCTACCTAGTCTTACTTTTAAGGCCTCATCAACAGCACTTAAGTAAGTTTTTAATTGTGGGTCAACATTAGACGGAATAGGAGGAATAGCAGGTAATTTAGTTTCTTTAGTAGCCATTAGATACCTCTTAATTCGTCCATAGACTCTCCAATACAAATTTCATTAATAGTATGAGCGCCTGATACTTCTACTGCATAAGTTTTATGTACACCAGTAGGTAATCGTAAGATTGGTTCAGTAATCGTAGTAGCACTAAAAGAAGTAGGTGCAGAACCTGTGACACTAAACACCGATCCTGAAGCAGTAATTGTAGCGTCAAAAATTTCTACACCATCCCCAAAAACTTTTACCGTTATACCTGATCCAGAATATGCGTCAGCTTCTACTTTTACAAAATTCATACTAGTAGGTCTAGGTAAAACAAATTCTTTAGTTTTAAACGTCTGAGTGTTATTAGTTGTACTACCCTGGAAAAGTTCAACTTGTGCGTTACCACCACCAGAATCGTAGTCAATAAGGTACAGTTCATTATCATCTGGGTCAGTAAAACCACCTTGAGCATGCCCAGTAGCTATAGAACTAAGATTAGTTAAAGCATTTTTACCTGCACGATAATCAAACAAAAAGGCACCATAGTTAGATCCATCATAATATTGACCTATATATCTACCCTGCCAAAGAAAACCTTTAATAGTAGCGGGATAATACTGAGCTTGCCATTGTTTTGGCGTAATTATCCCCTGCGTAAGTATAGATATCTCACTACCAGAAGCTCCTACTAGACCATCAGGTGAAGCATATATAGCAAGATCTCCCATATCAACTAAAGATTCTTTATTCAAACAAGCTTGAGCTGCCTCCATACGTGTTACGCTCATTGACTGTGGGTCTGTACCTGCAGCTATGTAAGGTGTACCTTTTGTAGCTATAAATAATACTTGTCCTGCCATAGCAATACCAACAATCTCTTCTTCAAGAGTTATACGAAAAGCTACAGGCCAAGCGTGAGGTAAAAATGGTTCAGAGAAACATAATCTTTTACCAGTAAACCCAGCAAAAATACCGTTCGCCATAGCTGTTAGACCTAACATTTGCCCGTTTGGATATGTGCTACTACTCTTCATCCCTTCCTCCCTTCTT